CGTACGTATACGCGTGCGAAGCTAAACCTTTAAAATAATTTGCTAAATTAGCTGGTGTAGGTAGTAAAACTGCCGGACATTCTAATGGCGGTATTGTTAATGTAGGAGTTGTCATTATATAACTTTAGTTTTAGTTAATGATTTTATTTCTATAGTTCCGTCTTCTAAAAATTTAATATAAGAGCCAGTCTTATGAGTTATTTTAATTATTTCTTTACCAGAAGTATTATCTAATTCAATTTTATGACCCGCTTTTGATTTATAAACTTTGTTATCTATTGATGGTTTATTTCCACCTGCATTAATTGCATCTACTACTTGAGTCACACCAGGATTTACATATGATTCTTCAGGAATATCTGGCGTTCCATCTGTTTGCGTTGCGATTGAACCCATAACTATAGGGTCTTGAGCTGATGGACCATCTGCAAAGAATCCTACAACCCATGAACCAACTTCTAAGTGATGATTACTACCATTACCTTTAATAGATGCTGATGTTGTTGGCATCATAACAGTTGCCCAGGGATAATCTCCATTATTTACTACTCCGTCATAATATCCATAAGCATGTACTCTTACTCTATTTAAATTTTTAGTATCATTGATATCTTTTACTTCGCCAATAAACCATGTAAAGACTCCGTTTTTAAATTGGTCTACCTTCCTATCAAACATTATTTACCTCTTATTTGTTCTTCAATAAATGAATCTTTTTTAACTTTAGCATTTATATTATAACCTTCTTTACCAAAATGATGTGTAATACTTGATACAAGATAAGCACCACTTACATAATTATCAAATATTTCTCCATCAGCTCCTTCTTTATTTGAAAGTTCTTCTGATACATCAGCTTGTTTTAATATAGCAAGACTAATAATTAAACCAGGAGCTAAGTTAAAATCGCCAGTTAAATTAAGGTCAACTACTGTAGTATCTAAATTATTAATACTCATTCTACTTCTTAATAATGCTTCATCTTGAGTCGGATTATGATAATTCTGATGATTATCAAATGCATTAGCGTTATATGTTATCCAATGCTGTTTAAATTTTTTAAAATCAGTAATCTTTTGACCATCGATAGTCATCTTATCATTTATTGGCGCAAAGGTATTTAATCTTATCTTAGGAGTATCATATTGAACGGTTTTATCACTTCTTGTTTTAGTTGATATATCTAATTTATTTAAAACTCCTCCAAAAGTTCCTTTTGAAGATGCATTTAATTTAGAAACATTTAATGAAGATGCCATTTTTTGTATTTTAAGTCTTTCTTCTTCAAACATTTTTTCTTCTTTACTATTATACATTGTCTCAGTTGGATTAGGATTTCTGTTATAGTTTCCATATACTTCATTTTGATTAAGTATCGATGCATATGATGTTAAAACTAATCCAAATTTTGCTGATTCATAAAAATATATTTGAGTATTATCATCAAAAGAATTTCTTAAGAGCCAACTAATAGCTTGAAGTGGCTGTATATTAGGGTATATGCCTTTTATAATACCTTTTGTTGAAGCACTTACTTGTAATTTTGAGTCAAGATTAGTTTTTACTATTTGAGATACCAAAGCTCGAGGTGTTCCTTGAAACGCTCCATCTAAAAGTTTTTTATTATTTAAATACATATGTTTAGAAACACATACAAGAGTATAAGATTTAGATGCTGGTGTTGGTTCAGAAAAATTTGTTATATCAGCAATATAAAGTTCTAAATCAAATCCTTGTTCTCCAAGTTTTGGTTCATTTCTTGCAATTATTAAATGAATTTTTTCATTACCAGATAATTTTAGTTCATTTGTAAGGTTAGCTGTATCTACTAAGAATATTTCTACTACTATACCTGAACGATGTAAACCTTCATGAATTTTTATATCATGAATAACGTTTTTTAATTCAACTTCATGACCATTGTTTGCTGTAATAATAGCTTGGTCAATACTATAACTCTTCGGAGATACCGATACGTTATCTTTACCGACTGAATTATAGTTGTTACTCATCTGTTAAGTAATTCTTTAAATGATTTTATAAAAGCAGTCATGCTAGCAGGATCGATAACTCTTATTTGAGCATTCTTATCATTTGTTTCTTCAAGATGCGCTCTGTTTGTAACAAAAGATAAGTTAGCTGGTGATACACCCCCAACAATATGGTCACTATTAGTAACTGGTTTTTTAAGAGCATCGTCTGTTCTGTGATAATAGTATGGAGCGTCAATATATTTGTATACATTATAAGTAGAAACTGAATCTTCTGATGTTGCTCCTACAATTAATTCTTTAGCTCCATTTGATGAACCTATAAATGTACCTGTTGTATCTTGTACAATTAACTGACTTAAATCGACTATTTTTTTAGTAACTTTTCCTGATGCGCTACTGACTGAACCTGTAACTGTTTCACCCATCTTAAATCTACCAGATAAACTATTTTCATGGTTATTAAGTACTTGAGGATTAGTTTCTATTGCAAATCCGTTATATGATGTTGCCATATACTCTTGTAAAGCTTCTTGACTCATTGGCCACGCTCTGTATCCATCATGTAAATGGTCATTAACTAAAAAGAATGTCCAATAATACATCGATGTACCGTATAATCTACCAGATACTAGGTCAGGCCTTTCACCATTTTTTATATTATATAAACTATAGCCTGAAAAATTATCTAAAAAAGACGGTAACGGTATTACACTTCTAAATAAGTCGACCATATTTTGTTTAATACCAGTACGATTAAAATCGTATTCTACTTTTGGAAATTGTTTAAAAAACATTTAAGACTTTCCTCCTTCGTCTGCGTTTTCTGTCGTAGATACAAATGCACTTTGTTCTGGAGTATAATATCCAAATTCTTTTTCTTTAACAGAATCATCAGTTTCATATAAATCTTGACGTACTAATACTCTTTCTTCTTGGAATCCAAGAGTTAAATTAACTTCTAATGGTGCACCGGTATCTTTATGGAACGCAGTGCTTCCTTCATTAAACGTTGATTCTAAAGATGTTATATAACATGGTTTTATTTTCGGCATATAGTCATTAATTCTACCTTCAGAATAAAATTGTATATCAACTAATGGCGGATATACTAAAGCAACAGAACCTGCTCTCTTTGGATATAAAAATTTTCTAAAAGTTCTTTCAATCAACTTTGCCATTTCACTTTCTCTTTCATTTTCAGCAATTAATTTAAAACTAAAACTAAAAGCTCTTACATTTGTACTTTCGTATGCTGTTCTTGTATATGGATTAGTTGCAACACCCATTGAAATAGCACCGGAGCTTGTTATTTTATCGATAGTACTTGACCCACCCATTAATTTATCTTTACCCATCATAGCAAATGCTCCAATATCAGCATTTGTTATATTAGGTCCTTTACCACTCATTGCGCTGTTTAATAAATTTAAACCACCTTTTATACTACCAACATCAAAATTGGCATAATTAGCGCCATCTGATACTGAAAATCCAGGAGGCTGATATAAAAATATTGCTACTCTTTCAGTAGATGTAGCAGGTTTAATACCAAATCGTATAAATGGTAATCCTGAATCTACTCCTTCGTTTATATCAAGTGGATAAGAATAATGATGAAGTTTACTTATGTCAACTCTTTCTTGAGTATACTTATCTAATTGTTCTGAAACTCTATTTTTAAACTTTTTTGTATATCTATCAAAAAAAGTAGCTTCAGGTTCGACAGCTGTCTCTGTTGTTATTACTTTATTTTGGTCTTTAGTAGCCTGAAAATTAGTATATTGTCTTCCGCCGCCATTGGCTCCTTCTGGCATTGCCATGCTTTTCTCCTATATAAATACTTGTATATTAATTATACTATAGAGTTATTTATATGAGTTATAGAGGCAGATACACAATAAAACGACCAGAAAAATATGCGGGAGATGCAAGTAAAGTTGTATACCGTTCTTTGTGGGAAAGACAAGCATTTAAATGGTGCGAAAACAATCCAAAAGTAAAGATGTGGAATTCAGAAGAGGTAGTTGTACCTTATAAATGTACTGTAGATAAAAAATTACATCGTTATTTTGTTGACCTTTTAATACAAATGGAAGATAAAAAAACTTATTTAATAGAAATTAAACCAAAAAATCAAACAACTCCACCTAAAAAACGTAGTCGTAAGACTAAAAAATATATTAATGAGATGATTACATATAGTAAGAATCAAGATAAATGGGAAGCAGCTACTCAGTTTGCTGAATATAAAGGTTGGAAGTTCCAAGTATGGACAGAAGAAACTTTAAAGAATTTAGGCATAAAGATACTATAAGTCTGTATAAATAGATATATGGCAAGTTTATTCGATACCCTACAAGCAAACGCATTCAGAGCTGGAGTACAAGCTCGTACAAAACAATCACGTGATTGGTTTAAAAAAGAAGTGCAAGGGTTATCTATATCAAGACAAAAAGTTTTAGGAGATTCAGCTTTAGATAGAACAACTACTAACCTTCGTGGAAGTATGTATATGTATTTTTATGACCCTAAGCATAAAGAAACGTTACCATATTACGATAGGTTTCCATTAACAATAATGGTAGATGCTGCGCCTGGTGGATTCTATGGATTGAATCTACATTATTTAAATTATAATACAAGAGCTAAATTTTTAGATGAGCTAATGGCATTAGGACCAGAAAAATCAACTGAAAGTACTCGTCTTACTAAAATAAGATACAATTTATTATCAGGTGTACAAAAATTTAAAGAATTTAAACCGTGCTTTAAACATTATTTAGGAGCACATGTTAAATCACAGTTTGCAAGAGTCCCAATGACTGATTGGGAGATTGCTATATTCTTACCAGTAGAACAATTTAAGAAGAAAAGTAAAGGAAGTGTTTGGAATGAGAGCCTTAAAATAGCGAGACAACCATGAGCATAGATAGATTAAAATCAACAATAGGTAAAAAAGGTGGATTAGCAAAAGCTAATAGATTCAATGTAATGTTTACACCACCAAGTGGTTCATTATTTAATTTTGATTTGCAAGGAGCTATCTCATCAGCTATCGCAGGTAATTTTAATGCAAAGAATTTAATTAATGACCCAAGAGATATATCATTGCTTTGCGATTCGGTAGTAATACCAGGAAAACAAATAAGTACTTTTGAACATCAAACTGTAAGACAGTCTAAAAAAATACCGTATGGTACAATACACGATGATGTTGCAATAAGTTTTTTACTTACAAATGATTATTATATGAAAACTATCTTTGATAAGTGGATAAATAGTATAGTAGATACAGATAAATACTGTGTCGCATATAAAGAAGATATAGTTACTGATGTAATAATACAACAGTTAGATGAACAAGACGTGCCAATATATGGCGTGAAATTGGAGGGAGCATTCCCTGTGACGATGAGTGAAGTAGCGCTTTCTAACGAAAGTACTAGCCAGATTCAAAAATTGAATGTGAGTTTTGCTTATGATAAATACGTACCACAAGGTGCGTTAAGTAGTACAGGTAGCGCAATAAGAAGTGCGTTATCTATATTTGGATAATATAATAGGAGAATTATTATGGCTTTACCAGAGCTAAATACAGCTAGGTATAGTATTGAAATACCGTCAACTGGTCAAACAGTGACGTATAGACCGTACTTAGTGAAAGAAGAAAAGATATTAATGATGGCTATGGAGACGAATGACCAAAAGGTTATAATGCAGTCAACAATAGATGTTATTAAATCTTGTGTAGATGATATTGATGATGTTGAAAATTTAGCAATGTTTGACATTGAAACTTTATTTTTAGCATTACGAGCTAAATCAGTTGGTGAAAAGATTGATTTATCTATGAAATGTAATGATGAAACATGTGACATGAGAACCGATGTAACAGTCGATTTTGATGAAATAAATTTACCGGTGGTTTCAAAAGATGAAACTACTATAATGATAAATGATGAAGTAGGTGTTGTAATGAAATACCCTTCAGTAAAAGACGTAAGTCGTTTTTCTGAAGCTGAAGAAGGCGTTGATAGCGCTATGGGAATGATTATGGCATGCATAGATACAATCTTTGATAAAGATGATGTATATGATTCTAAGAATGAATCTAAAGCATCACTTACAAAGTTTGTTGATTCATTAAGTTCTGTACAATTTATGAAAATGACAGACTTTTTTAATACTATGCCAGCAGTTAACCACAACTTGACTTATAAATGTAGTTGTGGCAAAGATAACGAGCAGGAACTAAGAGGTCTGCAAAGTTTTTTTACATAGGCCTTTCGCACGATAGTCTTGTAAACCATTATAAGACTAATTTTGCAATGATGCAACATCATAAATATAGTTTAACAGAACTAAATGATATGGTACCGTGGGAAAGGGAGATATACATAGCTCTTTTGCAGGAACATATAACAGAAGAGAACGAACGCATAAAAGCGGAAAATAGGAGAAATGGATAATGGCTGAGAATCAAGATAACAGCAGAAATGAAGTAGAAATAGACTTAGATAAGTATATGGCTATGATTGACAAGCTTGACGAACAAGAAGACCAAATTAAGGAAATGAAAGAGGAGGCTAGACAAGCCGCAGAAAGATTAGGACCTCGTAAAAGAAAATTCATAGACTTATTCTTAGATGACAATGACTTAAATGAAAAAGCAATCATAGGATTTATATCATTCTTTTTAATGATGTGTTTCGGTATCACCGATTTAGTCACAGCATTAGTATGGGATTTAGACTTAAAAGTTTCTGAAACAATTTACACGTCTTTTGTGGTAGTAACACTAGGGTCGTTTGGTATATCTGAAGCTGGTAAAGCATTCGGTAAATAAGGAATAAAATATGGCATCATTAGAATCACAAGGCACAAATAACCCATTTGATGATTTGGTAGATAGTATCAAAACTTTGAATGGCGACCAAAATGATATGGCTAAAGAAGCTGCAGTTTACTCAAAAGAACTGCAAGACCATTTAGAAAGAGATGCTATGAATATGAGTCAATCGCAAATAGATGCGATGCAACAATTAATAATGACTTTAAAAGAAGGTCGATTAGATGATTTAGAAGCTGACAAAGAACAACTCTTACGTGGGCGTATGGAGAAGAAAAGAGACGAAGAACGTAATGATAGTTTATTTGATATCTTCAAACAATTAAAACTTCAGTTTAGACTCTTACAAATGCAGTTTAAAGATGAAAAGGGCAGTAGAATATTTGGATTCCTTGTAAGAACAGCAATATTTAGTTTCCTTGTTGGAGCTTTTAAAGGATTTATGACTCCCTATGCTAATATTGGTAAGGGTATTATTAAAGGCGCTACAAGCATGGGTAAGACTCTCGGTCTTCCAGTACTCTTTGATAATATAAAAAATGTATTTAAAAGCTTTGGAGATAGAGTAGCAAAAACATTTAAATTTTCAGCTGAAGGAAAAGGCGGAGGAATGTTTGCAAAAGCTGCAAGAGGTATTCTAAATGCTGGAAAAGACCTTGGTAAGATAGCATTGACATCGGTAAAAAATGTAGGCAACTTTTTTAAGGGTATTGCGGGATTTTTCACTGGAAAAAAATCATTCCTTATGGGATTCACTAAAATTGAATCAGGGATAAAAGCATCTGGAATAGTAGGACAGGGTGCTAATAAATTAGTACAGATAGTATTAAAACCTTTTAGAATGTTAGCTAATCTACCTGTATCAATTGCTCATGTTTTTGCAAAAGGTATAGACAAAGCTGCAGCTTCAGTAAAAGCTGGTGGAGCAAATTTTGCTAAAATTGGTTCAAAGGTCTTTAACTTTTTTAAAAATTTACCTGTATTATCTACAGTATTTTCAGCTCTCGATAAATTCAAAGCAGTATTTATGAGATTTGGTATGGCATTTGGTCAAATATTAAGACCTATATTAGGAATTTTTGGATTAATTAAAGGATTTATAACTGGATTTAAATCACAAGAAGATGGTTTAAATAAAATTATTGCAGGGGTATTTGACGGTTTAAAACTTGCATTTAATCTTTTGTTTGGTTCGTTGCTTGACTTTGGAAAACAATTGATAGGATTCGTACTTGATATATTTACTTTTGGTATGTTTGATATTAGAAAAACCTTTAAAAACTTTTCTTTTGCTGATACGTTTGATATGGTGTTTGATACAATTAAAAATGGAGTTCTTGGATTCTTAAATCGTTTAAGAGATGGATTCGCAGACCTAGGAGTTGGTGGTATGATAAAAAATATCAGTTTAGACTTATTAAGTATCTTCATGAAGATAGCAGCATTTCCAAAAGCAATTGCAGCAGGCGCTTTATCAGCAATAGCAGCAGCTATGCCAGGCGGAGAAAGTCCGAAAGAAGCCTTTTCTCGTAAATTTAATGAAGTTATGTCTAAGGGGCAAGCTACTATTGATGCAATGAAGAGTAAAAGAGATGGTAAAGATTCAGATGGTGAAATAATAGATGCGTTATCTAAAGAAGGTAAAGCTTTAGAAACCCGTAACGTAGTTGAAGCTGCGTCTGACTTGTTAAGAAAAAAAGGTATTGATGAAAAAGGAATCGTGAGTTTTCAAAACTCTTCCAACCTACAATACCTAATTAATCAACCTGCTCCTTCTGACTTTAGTTTTAGAAACGCAAATATATTAAATCAGTATTCAGACTAAAAAAAAGGAGGCTTTCGCCTCCTCTCAAATCTTATAAGATTTTAACTTTCTTTCGCTAGTTTAGCAAAATAACTTAATGTATCATCTTCATCAGATGATTCTTCAGCTGAAGGCGCAGTACCCATTGCTTCCGCATTGGCTGTACTCATACCCGCTACTGGAGCTGCAGTTTCATTCATTACTGGTGCCGGCATTGCAGAATGACCCGCATCGACTCCAAGTACTTTATTCAACTTCATTGATAACTCATCATAAGTTTTATAGTTTTCAGGTGTTAAGAAATCCTGTAAAGAATACAGTTTGTCGTAAACTTCTGTTAATCTAGATTCATCGCCTTCATGCAAAGCACTTGGTGAACTGAATTCTGATTTATCATAGTTTACCCAACCTTCTACTTTTCTAATTTTAATTTTAAAATCAGCGCCTTCCCAGAAATCATAAGGATTTACTGGATTTTCATCAGCGAATTGAGGTTGCATAACATCCATAATCTTATCAAAGATTTTCTTACCAAATTTGTAAAGGAATACCTTCCCTTCATTCTCTGGATTTGATGGGTCAGAAACGACTAGCACATTACTTACGTAGTGCAGCCTTCTTTTTCTATCCCTAGCAGTTGCTTTATCTTCGTCTCTACCTGAGTTCCAAAGTACAGAGTTATGCTCCGATACTGGGTCCTGCTGTCCAATGGACGTTAAAGAGTTTTCGATATACCATAAGCCAGTTGGTCCCTTGAATCCATGGTCCCAATATCTTACCCAAGGTAAGTCCTCACCATCTTTCGCTGGTAAGAATCTGACTACAGCATAGCCGTTTCCTGCTTTATCTCTCGTAGGCTTCCAAAATCTATCATCCGCATAGGAATTAGTTTCTGGTTTAGCTGAAGATACAGCTTCTGCTGCTTTTACGAGTTTGTCGATTGACGAGCCTCGCATGCTCTTTAGATTTTCTAATGACATTTTATATTTCTCCATATTTACAATGTATTACTGAATTATCCACTTTATTCATAATATAGTTATATTATACCACATTACGTGGCATTTGTAAAGGTTTCTTTTAATAAATGTAAACATTTATCTCTATCAAACTTTACGAAGGGTCTATATTTCATAATCTTTCTATAGATGTCAGGCCAAATAATAGTATCTGTTATCTTTCTATTTTCACGTTCTACGAACCCAAGTATTGAATCCAAGATTACGATTGTTTCCAATTGTATTTCTTCTTGCATCCAAAGCTTTATGATTAATGGATGATTGTTTTCTTCTGCTTCTAAAAGAGAATCAAACAATATATCCATATCATTAAGTTTATTTATATCAGTTTGAAACTGATAGCTTAAAGATTCCATAATTTTTTTATGGTCTCTATAATATCTTTCTCCACCTTCGTTAAGCATATCACCGACATACTTAACATCGTTTTTAAAGTTAGCAATATAGAACTCTTTTAATTCTGGTCCATATGTTTTTGCTAGCTTTGCAAAGAAGAATTTGTCTTTTCTTTTAAAGAATGAAGTAGGTTTTACTGAAGTCTTAAAATGATACTTAATCGCATCATATCCATCTGTTTCGAAATGGAGTTTAAGAGCGTTATATAATTTATAAGATTCAAACGGGTCATTCATAGAGGTAGTTTATTACCTCTCTTAGCTTTGATTAAATGTAAGCCTGAAGCTTCTTCTTCAATCTTTTGCTTTAAAGAATCTGTTAAGAGTTTTTTAAGATTTTTATAATCCATACCTCTTTGTTCTACTACGTAAGATGCTGCATCGATATATGACATATTGTTATTTGCTACAAGATGCTCTACTGCTGCAGAGAATCTCTTCTTTGTCATAATCTTTTGCTCTACTGGATTATCTTTATCCGACAAACTCTTCACCTTCGTTCCATGCACAACCTGTAAGACCACCTGCTTGTAAAGCTTTCAATGTTCTTAATACCTCTTGTGCGTTTCTTCCTGTATCTAAAGCGTTAATAGATACATGTTGTATAATTCTATTCTTATCAAAGATAAACGTTGCTCTATATGGAACACCTTCTTCTTCGTTAACAATACCTAAAGTATTTGATAATCCTAATCCACAATCAGCAGCAAGAGTATGATTAATATTACCAATCATATTATTATCTTGCTTCCAAGCTAATTTACAGAACTCATTATCTCCACTTATTCCAATAACATTAGCATCATCGACTAAACAGTCAAACCCTGCTATTTCTGTTGGACATATAAAGGTAAAGTCCTTAGGATAAAAATAAACTACACTCCACTGTTTTTTCTGTGGCATATAGCTTTCGTTTACTTCAACTCTCACAAATTCATTTTTTTCATTGATTCCTTGCAGTGAGAACGCAGGGAACTTTTCTCCGACTGATAGCATATTATCCTCCTAAAATACTCTCATTAAAATACAGTCAGCATTAACTCTTCCTGTAGGGTTATCAATTTTTGTTGTTAATGTATTCCAAATCTTTTCGATTTGTTTTTCAGTCTTACCTAAAATCATTGGTAAGATTTCATCAGGCTTTCTTAAAGTAGCTTGTTTAGAATCTACCTTATCAAAGTTCTTTATTGATGTGCCTGATATCTCAAAGCCACTTGTCGCAGTCGTAACATACTCAATTAACTTTTTATTCTTGCAATTATATATGTAAAGCTTCTGCTTACCAGGTATCAATATAGGATTAATTGATACTAATTTAGCATCTACATTTTCAGGCATAAACTTAAGCTTTTCGATTTGTTTATCTGAAGCTTTAGGTTTTTTAGCTCTTGGAATTCGCGTAACTTTAGAATTCTGTTTCATACGATCGATATCTTCAAATATTCCATCCATTGTATTTAGCATTTTACGTAAGTCGCCTTTTTTGATATGTGAATATGCTTCAACTGCCTGGTCACATTTTTTATGATAAGCATCTGATATAACATCATATTCGTTTTGAACTATTTCTCTGAATATATTAATACCAGCTCCTTTTATAGAATGCATTTGTAATAAACTGTAAGTAGGGAATATGACTTCTTTCTTATCAAAGATTCCATCCATCCATTTATCAATTACCATCGTATCCCATGAATGATACATTGTTTGCATAACTTTTCTACGTATTCTTTCAGCTGGAGAGATAACTATTGGCTTAGGTTTTTTATCTTCTACCTTTTGAATAGCTCTTCCTTCTTTTTCTCGCCCTTTAAGAAAAGTATGCATCTCTTCAATAGCTTCGTCTGTTAAAGGATAACCAGTCCAACCATTATTAATTAACTCAATAGTTTGATAAGTTTTCATCCTATACTTCCAATCAGGAAGTTTCTTAAGATTTGCTATTTTAGTCTTATCAAAATTAAGAACTCTTGTACAATAAGTAAGAACTGTCTCAGTGGCTTTTTTCTTATTCTCAAAATAGTAGAACCAATATCTTGCTCTGCGATATTCTCTATCTTTATCTTTTTTATTAGTTGGTACAGGATTGTGTACCCCATAAGATGGTTTTGGTCCCATCATTGCTTCATCAGCGTTTTTTAATCTTCTTTTAGCCATATTAACTCCTTATTATTTAATACTTATATTATACCATACTTTTAAGCAAATGTAAACGATTATTTTTAAAAAAAATGGCCAGGCCTCTGCGGGTGATAAGGAGTCGCGTTGATGAGACCCAGCCAAAAACAATTAATCTTTCTCCCAAGGTAAAGGTATATGTTTACCTTTCCTTTGTTCTTCAGCAACATGTGATGACATATATGCAAACCATGCTGCACATATCATTATTAATACACTAAATATTGTATTCATTAGTTTCTCCTCATTTTAGCGATATCTTCTGCTTCTTGCTGAGATATAACTGGTACAGCATTTGACTTATGCATAGTGGCAATACCTTTTACTAATGTGCCAGTGTATTTCATTGGCTCCTGTTTAGTACAATCGCTTTTAATTTTATGATACTCACCAGACTTCATATATTCTTCCATTATAGAATTGTATTGTACTGCTTGTCTTTCTCTTATCTTCTCTAATTGAGATTGCTTTAAAGCTACTGATTGAAAAGCTACTGGTTTCTTTTTAACTCTGTTAGCAGCATGATTTTTTCTCTTTCTGCCACAAGGTGAATATCTAAGTGAACCCATATAAAAACTTGTTACTGCCATTACTTAGGTCCTCCATTATGACCTATCATGGTCTTTTGTTTTTGCTTTTCTCTCCATGCTAGGAAATGAATTGCAACTTCTCTTGTTGTGTGAGTTAGCGTACTCACTGGACGTTTTGTTTTATTTTTCATAATTGTTTGATTCTCCTTAATATCGCATCAACTTCAGGGTCATTGAGATGCCCTATAACATCGTCTGTTATTTCAGTGGTATAACATAATGAACCATCAACATCTAATACAGCAAGTTCCCATAAGCCATTAAGATAGCCATAAGAACCTTTATGCTTTACGACGCTAGCGCCATAGCCATTAGGAAATTCATATATCTTTTGTATACCACCATTAAAGTTACGAGTTTCTTTTAAGTATTTTTGTTTTGGATTCATAATGTATATTATACCATAGTTCTTTGTAAATGTAAAGGATTATT